AAACTTGAAGGATATGTTATAATTCCACCTTTATCGGAGTGGGACAAAGAACATATGGATAAAATTATTTTAGGCACATCTTATCGTTCTTTTGGTAAGACTGCCACAGAAGCATGGTTGCGACATATGCAAACTCAAAATGATCTAGACTTTTCGCACAAAGTGCAACATTGGCATAATCGTGGATATCGCCTAAAGAAAGCAACTCTAACCATACAGATGGAAAATGATAACAATATACACAAAACCTAATTGTCCGTGGTGCGTCAAGGCTAAAGAACTCATGAAATCTCTCGGCGTTAAATATGCCGAGAAGAAACTTGATGTGGACTACACTCGCGATGAATTGCGAAAACTTGTTCCTGAACATTTACCCTTGACAGTACCACAAATATTCGTCTATAATAAGCGAATCGGTGGCTATGAGGACTTCAAGGAATACACCGAACTTCACAACATGACGGGACTACAAACATGAATATATCCATTAAGATAAATCATGATATGGCAGATGAAATTACAAGAGCAGTCTTGAAAGACTGCTATCTAAATCTGCAAAACGATATCAATACACTAGGGAGATTTGGATATGAACGAACTGGGGCTCAAAATGAAGACCTAAAAGAATTTAAGAAATATGCAAAGGGTATAAAGCGTGCTTTAAGATATATCATGGTGCACGAAGAATATAAGGAATTCATCAAAGGAATAAAAAATGAGTATTGATAATGGAATATATGTTCTTCAGACTAGAGGTCCTGAATATCGCGTAATCTATGCGCATGGAATAGATTCCATTTATGGGAAGTTTGACGCTGAAACTGTAAAATGGTCTGGAGACACAGATAAAATGATTGACTACTTTGGTCAATCTGTGGCATACTTCAATATAGATGCCGCTATGGATGCGGCGGAAGAAATGGCAGACAAGTATCCCTATCTAGAAGATGGAATTTGTCTAATTTCTGACTTTAAGGAAATGAAGTTCGGAGAACTGTAGCGATGGCTAAGAAAATGGTAAAGGCTCGCGGTAAGTTTACAGATGAAGAGTACCTCGGGCCTGAACCAGATCTTTCGGGTAACTACACTATGGTAGACCTTGTGAAAGCCTACACGTGGTATAATTATTTTTATCAGGCAGACGAGGCTAAAGGCTTCGTCCTGTCTTATCTGCGTTCACAGAAAGCAAGCAAGAATATTCTCAAAAATCTTGCTCGCGTTGATAGTCACAAATTGATGAACATCGGATGGAACTGTCGTATTCTTGAAAATGGCGGTAAGTTGCCAGATGACATTCTTCAATCTATGTGGAAGAAGGTCAAGATTCTTTCTGATGATGTTTCTCCTGAAATAGTAGAAGAAACTCCGCAGCCTCAGAAAGTTACTGTCTCTATTCAAGAGCGTATCGCAAACAAGGCTTCTGAAATCATTGGTGAAATAGAAGGCGAGATTGATGAATTTATCGTCACGGGTAAATCAACTTTTGATCCTGTTAAGTTCATGCGCGATAACGATATTAAGCCGCAAATTGCGCAGCGCATTACCGACTATTATCGTCCTCTCTATGCTGAACTATTTGATGCTGCACAGGGTAAAGACGAGCAGCTTAAGGAAGCATATTCTCACCTAAAAAAGGCAAAACTGAAAAATTATATTGATCTTATAAAGTCAATCATAGCCGCGGCCGAATCTCGTATTGTTGTAGTAAAGGCTATTCGCAAACCTCGTAAGAAGAAAGAAAAGCCGGCTGCCGTCATTGTATCTAAGATGAAATACCAGACTGAAAATACAGAACTGAATATTAAGAGTGTAAAGCCGACTGATATTCTTACGGCACAGCAATTGTGGGTATTCAATACAAAGACGAGAATACTTGCCGTTTATAATGCAATGGGACCTGCTGGCTTAAATGTCAAAGGCAGCACACTTACGGGCTTTGATGAAAAAACATCAATTGGGAAAAAGTTGCGCAAACCGCAAGATCAACTTAAGGATTTGATGGAATCTGGTAAGGTCAATCTTCGCAAATATATGGATAACATTAAGAGTGTCGCAAAGACTGCTAATGGCAGACTAAATACTGATACACTCCTAATAAGGATCATCAAATGAGCGATAAAAAAATTGTACAATTTCCGAAACATAAAATCGTTCGTGAAGCGCCAGTTGATATTGAACTTCTGGAAAAAACAAAAGAAAAAGGAATTCAAAATTTTGCCGATAGTGTTGTAGATGACATTGTGGGTTATGTAATCGGCGATCTGGAAAACTATGGAATAGATGTTGAGTCAGATCAATTCATAAAAGATTTTAGTCTGACGGCAGATACTCTTAGAGCCACTATCTACAGAACATTTCAATTGAAACATAAAGTTCATGATTTTATAGACAATAATGTTACCCTAGTGACTCGTAAATATGAAAATGTTGACACGGAAGATTGATTACTATATAATAGTAATTCAACTGAGGAATAAAAATGATTTTGGTGGATCTAAATCAAGTGCTAATTTCCAATCTCATGCAGCAGATTGGCTCTAATCCTAAAATTCAACTAGACGAAAATCTGATTCGTCATATGGTACTCAACAGTCTTAGGTCATACGTAAAGCAATTCCGTTCTAAGTATGGAGAAATTGTAGTTGCGTGTGATTCCAAGAAATATTGGCGCCGCGAAATCTTTCCATTTTACAAAGCTCATCGCAAGAAAGATCGTGAAAAGTCTGATTTTGATTGGCATACTATCTTTGAATGCCTAAACAAAATCAGAGAGGAACTTAAAGAGAATTTTCCTTATCGTGTCCTTGAAGTTGAAGGCGCTGAGGCCGACGATATCATTGCTGTGCTGACTGGACGTTATGCGCCTAGTCAGGAAGTTCTGATTCTATCGTCAGACAAAGATTTTGTGCAATTGCAAAAATATCCAAATGTCACACAGTACAGTCCTATTTTGAAACGATTTGTTAAATCTGAAGACCCTATTCAGTATATTAAAGAACATATCATACGTGGCGATAAGGGAGATGGTATTCCTAATTTTCTGTCTCCTGATAATACATTTGTTGTTGGTGAAAGACAAAAGGTCATAAATAGTAAGAAACTTGAACAATGGATTAAACTTGATCCGATTGATTTCTGTGTGACAGATAACATGATGAGAAACTATAAGAGAAACCAAATGTTGGTTGATCTAGATTTTGTTCCTGAAAATATCAGAACTCAAATTGTTGAGGCATATGATAATAGCAAGCCTTGCAACAGACAGAAGATGTTTAACTACTTTATTGAGAAGCGACTGAAGAATCTTCTAGAAGTTATAGATGAATTTTAGCAGAGATACTTTTACTAAATACTACAGACGAGATGAGAAGCTTTGCAGGGGAAAGATCAAAAAAACATATGACAGGTCGAAAACTGAGCGAAGAGACTTGTAAACGCATGAGTGAGTCTCATTTGAAACGTTATAAAATGAGGAAATATTATGAATAAGAATGTATATGAAATTTTTGAAGAACTAGAACTAGCAGAAGATAATTTTGAGCGAATTGATATGCTGCGTCGGAACGCAAATTATGCCCTGCGAAGTGTTCTGAAGGGGATATTTGATCCAACTGTACAATTTACAATAAAAGAAATACCGAATTATAAAAGATCAGATTCGCCGCCCGGTCTCAGTTATTCAAACATGCAACAAGAATTGAATCGTGCATATATATTTCAAGCCAATAATCCTCGCGTCAGCCCGAATCTTTCGGAAGAACGAAAGAAGCAAATTCTAATACAAATTCTAGAAGTGTTAGAAGCGAAAGAGGCCGATGTATTCATGAACATGCTTCTGAAACAATGTTCTGTAACTGGATTAACATATGATGTAGTAAAAGAAGCCTTTCCAGATTTGTTACCATGAAAATTTGAGTGATCTACATTATGCTTCCTTTGGGAGCAGTAGATGTCAAAGAAAAAGAGAAAAACAGCATTAGTAAAACTCTTAGAAAGTAATGATAATAAAACATACGAAACTACACATAAGGATGTATTGAAATGGTTTAATATATTGAACAATGAACTATTTGATGGTAGTCTGAGACAATTGGACGAGATAGATATCAGATGGAGAAGAGGTACACATGCATATTACTATTATATGTATGAAACCGATTCAAAGAAACCTAAGTATCAATATACAAAATTATGCATGAACAAGAGATATAAAAACAAGAAGTTTTTTATTGAGGTTCTTGCACACGAACTAGTTCATCATTATCAGTTTACTAATGATGAACTAGTAAATCACGGCGCGACATTCTGTCGTTGGAGTGATCAATTCAACAAAAAAGGTCTAAAACTACACAGGACGTATGGAACAAATGAAGAATAATACCATTCATGATGATTATACTGATTATTATGAACCCTATGAGGAACGAAAAGGTAAAATCAAAAAGGTTGCCTCAGAGTATAGGCCAAAGCGCCAAGTGAAAAATTGGAAAAAGGCATGGTCGGATCATACCGAGGATTATGACGAACATGACGAATTCTTCGGTAAGAATAAAAACAAGAGATAAGACAAAATTCTTATCTTGAGGGTGCGACAACCTGTCACATAGATTTCCTCCAGAAATGGGTGTAATATGCATCCATAATCTGATCAAAGGAACGTCCCATGACTTTCAATGTTAACCTCACCTGTTACAATTCTGAAACCAATAAGCATGATAGTGTCATGGAAACCCGTGGCACTGGTACTACCATCCACACGTGGATGGCTTCGGTCCAGGTCATGTCCGATGTTTGGGAAACGGCCCGTCATGTGACGTATTGGGACGAGGTCCAGCAATGCCCTCGCACGGAAGTCTGGGTTAATAATGTCTGTGTGGACGCAACCGACGAAGTCCTCCAGAAAGTTTACCAGTTTTTTTACAATAATGCAATCGAATCCCTTACAGAACTGGCTCAGTTGGAAGCCATGCGAATCCGTAAGGATTCTGTGGTTGAGGTAACTTCTGGTCGTAATGGCAAGGGCACTCGCGGGAAAGTTGTAGTTGAAATTGAGCGACCGTACGGCATGGGTTGGCGGACGTCCATGGAAAAAAAGGTTGCCATTGCGACCTCCGACGTGACCATCAAGGTTCCGGCTCGTAACGGAAAAGTTTACGAAAACTACCGCGATGTGGTCTGGGTTTGGGCGAGGAATTGCAGTCTGGTTGAAGTGCCCGAAATTGATCTGGAGAGCGTCAAGGAACAAGCCAAAAATCAGACTAATAGGGTAATGGCACGTTATGTTACACTCTAATAGGACCCGTTCCAACCGCGTGGCCAGAGCATTGGCTAACCCACTGTTTAGACAGCGAATTATTCGCTCAAAAAAGAGCTATAATCGCAGCAAAAACAAGAACTTAGCCAGGAACGCAAAATCAATGACTTAGCCCTGCGACATCCTGTCGCATTTACTTCTTCCGGCGTCCTGCTATAATGTTTACATGATGAAAAGAGGGCTTAACATGGGTAGAACAAAAGATTTTCTTATGGACTTGGAAGAAAAGGCTTGGGAAGCAATTGAATGCGGTATGCAAACTCGCGAGGAAATTGTTGCCTATATTCGTAATTTTCATGATATTGACCATGAAACCCTTGATGCGGTTCTGGATGTTATGAGCGACAGTATGTCGCAGTATGATTTCCTAGAATTTTACGAAGCCCGTGCTACCTTGCATTGACATTTCCATCTGTCCATGCTAATATCCAATCATCGTCAACACACACAGGAGTTAACTATGCTTACCACTACCTACTGCCTTCCTGCTATCGCTAAGGTCCTCACCGCTATCAAGGTCGGTGTACCCGTTACACCTTCACAGATTAACAAAGCGGCTGGCAACGGCGATTATGCCGCAAAGTATATCATGCTTATGCGCAAATATTATGGCTTTGATATTACTGTCCAGAAGAATGGTAAGTCCGTTGTTTCTTACACTGTAGTGCGCGAACCTGAGAATGTGGCCGAATTGCGCGCTTATACTGGTCGCGAAAAGACTTCAGCCAAGGCACCAGCAAAGACTAAGGCTGCCAAGCCCGCGGCAACAAAGTCGGCTAAGAAGACCAAGACGCCTGAACAGATCAAGGCGGCCAATCTTGCGACCATGAAGAAGGTCGGCCAAAAGCAGACCAAGAATAATACAAAGGTCAATAAGATTGTGGACGAAGTTGAAAATTCACTAGGCACAACTGGTGAAATTGCGACTTCATATTCCATTGATCATGGTTGGGACGCTATAGATCAATCAGTTCTTCCCGCTTTCCTTCGCTAATCGTCTGAAAAGGAAGTAAAATGGGTGTTGGAAAACAATGACTAAGCTAATTCTCATTCGTGGACTTCCTGGCTCAGGTAAGTCAACTATGGCTAAATTATATACGGACGATTATATCCATCTGGAAGCTGATATGTATTTCATTCAAGACGATGGATCATATGGTTTTAACCAAGCGCTGCTTTCAAATGCACACTCTTGGTGCCAAGAAACTACCAAGATTTTATTGCAAAATGGACGCAATGTTGTGGTATCTAATACCTTTACTACATTGAAGGAAATGCAATTTTACCTTGGTCTTAAGGTTGATAATCTATTCGTATTTAGAATGACCACCCATTATGGTAGTATTCATAATGTTCCAAATGAGGTTATCGGTCGTATGAAAGCACGATTTGAAGACTATCCTGGAGAGATTTCTATCAATGATTGATTACATGTTATTTTGGCTAGCAAAAACTATTGTTGAAATTGTGATTGCTATCACTGTTTTACTTTTAGTATTTTCTTTTGTTGTTATTTATTCTGAAATTAAACCTCTCTTCAAAAGGAAAAAGAAATGAAGTATCGGTTTCCTAGCATAAATCATATAAATGATATCAGGGCTGCTATAGAAGGTAGTCCTGAATTCATTATTGCAGAACGCGATGGATATACCGTCGTGAACTATATGGTTGCGATGCCCGATACTTTTCCAGAAGTAAAAACTGCTGGCGGTTCTGCTAAGATGCGCGAGGAAGCAACTCGCAATAAGGCTATCCGTCGTGAATTGCGTGGAATCATCTTTAACAAAGATGGATATATTGTCGCACGCCGTTTGCACAAATTTTTCAATGTAAATGAACGTGATGAAACTCGCATTGACCGTATTGATCTAAGTCAAAGTCATGTAATCTTAGAGAAACTTGACGGCTCTATGATTACCCCTTTCTATGTTGATGGTAACATCAGATGGGGTACCAAGATGGGACTTACTGACGTTGCAAAGCCTGTAGAAGACTTTGTAACAAATAATCCTAACTATATTGAATTTGCAGATTTACATTTAGAGCGCAATCAAACTCCTATCTTTGAATGGCTTTCACGCAAGCAACGTATTGTAGTGGACTATCCTGAAGACCGACTGGTATTGATTGCAATTCGCGATAATATTACTGGTGAGTATAAGTCATATCTTCAAATGAAGACTTATGCTGAATCATATGGCGTTGATCTTGTCAAGACTTATCCTGGTACGGCTGAATCAATGCAGCATTTACTTGAGAGTGTGCGAAATGAAGAAGGTATAGAAGGATACGTAATTCGCTTTGATGATGGTCATATGATCAAAATCAAGGGCGACTGGTATGTTCGCATTCACAAGACGAAGGATAATCTTTCACAGGAAAAGAACATAATTGACCTGATCGTTAATGAAAAGATTGATGATGCTAAGGCTTTTATGCTTGAGGAAGATCGGCGCCGTGTAGAAGACTTTGAAGAAAAGTTCTGGAAAGGTATTAACGATACTGTAAACGCTCATGAGGATATGTTCCGTAGGTTCAAGCGCACGTATCAAGACAAACGCGAGTTTGCGATTGTCTGTGCTAAAACCTTACATTCACAAGTTAGGACTATAATGTTTTCTATGTGGGATGGAAAATCCGCTCGCGACATTATTATTTCTACGATCAAGGCCAATCTTGGAACACAAACTAAGGTTGACAGTGTTCGCACTTTATGGCATAATCATAAGTGGTCGTACGGAGAAGTTAATAATGACTGATGAAGGAACATATATCAATGGTAAATATCTTCCTTCCCTGATTGAATTGGAGAGACGGCGCAGAATCCGTCTCTCCGTTTTCGCGTATGCGTATGAGTTTGCAAATGATAGTTTGATTTCTGATGAAGTTTATGATAGAATATCTAGACTGATAGACAAAACACGCAAGACTGGAAATAAAAAACTGGACAAGTTTTTTGCAACTCAGTTTGAATCAGACACAGGAATGTGGATCAGAAAACATCCTTGTTTAGATGGTATTAAACATCTATACGAAACAGTTTATAAAGGAAAGATGAACTAATGCCCACTGGATATACTACTGACATATACGAGGGTAAAGAAACCGACTTCAAGTCTTTCGCGTTAAAATGTGCGCGCGCATTTGGTGCAAATGTTACGATGCGCGATGACCCAATGAACGCTGAAATAAAGGAATATGAAGTTAGTTCATATCATATTGAAAATCTTAAACAGTCTCAAAAAGAATTGGAAGAACTTAAAAGTTGGAGTCCAGAAGATATTATAACTTTTAATGAAGAACAATACGAAAAGAAAATGATAGAATACTCGGAACACGATTTGAAAAATCGTGTTCTCAAAAAAAGATATGAAAAAATTTTGAAAGAAACAGTTGAATGGAATCCTCCAACAGACGATCATGTTGAATATAAAAACTTCATGATTGATCAGTTGCAACAATCAATTAAGTTTGATTGTGATTATACTCCAGAGATTCCAACTCGCCGAGACTTTTATTCAGACCGCATAAGGAGCGTTATATGGTACATTGCATATCATGAGGACGAACATAAAAAAGAAGTCGAACGAGTAAAATCGCGCAATAATTGGAATCAGCAATTGAAAGAATCTTTGAAGTGAACATTGCATTAGACTTTGATGATACATATACTCGCGATCCTGAGTTGTGGGATCAGATCATTGAACTGATGAAGTCGCGCGGGCATGATATTCGTATCGTAACCTTCCGTAAAAGAACAATGAAAGATTCTGCTCTTGATTATCTAAATCTAAAAATTCCTGTAATCTATACCGAATATGTTCAGAAGAGAGAGTTTACAGACTTTATAGGATGGAACGTTGATGTATGGATTGACGATTCGCCAGAATTCATCGTCGGCCACATTCACATGCTTGGGGAACAAAACGACACATAATCTAGGAGAATTGACTTGACAATCTTCGTTGATAGATGCTATAGTCGTAATAATTGGTACGTTATCAATAATGGAACCTTTATCGCTGGTCCTTTCAGTACCAAAGGTGAAGCAATCCAATGGAAAAAAACAACAGGAGGTTAAAATTAACATCTTCTATGTGGATCATGATCCTGTTATCGCAGCGCAATCATTAGTTGATAGTCATGTGGTAAAAATGATACTTGAATCGGCTCAATTGTTATCAACAGCGCATCGTGTTCTGGATGGCGTTGAATATATTGGCACTTCTGCTTCTGGTCGTAAAGCAAAGCGTTGGCGTTTGCCAGATGTACGCGAAAACTTTATGTATTCAGCGACACATATCAATCATCCATCAGCAGTGTGGTGTCGGCAGTCAAACGATAACTATATGTGGTTGTTTGCCCATTTCATGGGTCTACTTGCCGAATACACTTATCGGTATGAAAAAAATCATAAATGTGAATCACTCGCTCAGTTTCTTGGCAAAATGCCTAATAATATTGCAGTCAAACCCTTTACTGATCCAACACCAGCAATGTCAGAGGAATATATATGTCAAACATCCTTAGAATCCTACAGAACGTACTATCGTCTAGCAAAAGTACATCTTCACAAGTGGAAGAATCGTCAGCGTCCAGAATGGATGAATCTCTAATACTAAGTCAGGTGGATGTTTATAAGCAGTTTATTGCGCTTTTAGACAATCTGATTATAGAACTAGATAATACCGAAAAAGAGCGCAAGCATTGGGAAATGCTTGCAACAAATACCAAGACCGATTTAGAATATATGACTCGCGAGCGCGATTCTTTGCTAAAGAGCAGATCATAAATATTAAACATGCGTTGTCAGTAAGACAAACATGGAGATATAAATGTAAACTAAAGAAAAGGAAAAGTAATGTACAAACTAGCAAGCACTGTCGTAGCGGCGGTGTCAGCGATCTTTTTGTTGACATCAACTGTCGAAGCGGCGCCCAGAAGGAATGTATATCAAAATGTCAAAACATGTTATGTGAAAAATAATGGCGTTAGAGTATGCAAAACAAGACTAGTTAAGAAACCTATAAAGAAAAAAACTAGAGTAACACAAAGACACACAACACCTGTAACACATGCAGCAATTGGTCAATTCAATACTGGCGGGCCGTTGATTTTACATCAAGAAGCAGCCAGATTTGTTGGACTACATGAAAGACGCAATCGTGCAGCGGTTCAATCTATAACAAAGATTAATCCTGCTAGACTTGCATGGTGTGCTGCATTTGTTAATGGTATTCTCGCAAGAAGAGGATATAGTGGCACTGGCTCAAACTTTGCAATTTCATTTGCACGGTATGGGCAACAGACCAGAGAACCGCAAAAAGGCGATATTGTGGTATTTAGAAGTCATGTAGGTTTCTTTGAAGGATTTACAACAAGAGGTAACAAGAGATATGTTGCAGTTCTTGGTGGAAATCAAAGCAATCAAGTTAAAGTAAGTTATTTTCCAGCATCTAGGGTATTGTCATATCGTAGAGCAATCTGATTACATAAATAGATATGAAAGGTTTAATATGCCCCGATACACTTTTGAAAACAATAAGACAGGAGAACAGTATGAACTTACTCTCTCCTACGATGAAATGATAAAGTATCTAGAGGATAATAAAAACGTCCATCAAATTTTTAAGATGAACGTTGTTGATCCTGCTGGTATTGGGATTAGTAAACCGCCTAGTGATTTTCAAAAGTATGTCTTAGGTAAAGTGAAGGCAGCGAATCCACACGCGGATGCAGTTGCAAGTAGAAGATGGAATATTCCCAAAGAGATTTGATTGCGTATCAAAAAGAATATTAGAAAACAGAATGAAAGAGGATTGGCTCACAAGAGTCAGTCCTCTTTTGCTTATAAAGGAGTTAATATGTCAAAGAAGCCAAGAAAGAATGCACAACAACAGCAGCCACAAAAACAAGCCCACTTTGAACTGAGAACTATCAAACCGTTGACAGTTAATCAGCAACGAACATTTGAATCATATAGATCAGGACATAATCTAATGCTTCATGGATATGCTGGAACAGGAAAAACATTTTGCGCATTATATCTTGGATTAGAAGAAGTATTGACAGGTAAATCATCTTATGATAAGATAGTTTTAATTCGTTCTGTCGTTCCTTCGCGTGACATGGGATTTTTGCCAGGATCAATCAAAGACAAGATTGCAGTATATGAAGAACCATATAAAGAAATATGTGATGATTTATTTGGAAGAGGCGATGGTTACAATATTCTAAAGATGAAGAAAATTATAGAGTTTACAACTACATCATTTCTTCGCGGCATCACATTCAATAATGCCATTGTGATTGTTGACGAAACAAATAATATGATTTTATCTGAACTTGATACAGTCATGACACGTATGGGTAATAACTCTCGCATAATCTTCTGTGGCGATTATCGTCAGACAGACCTAAATAAACCACATGAGAAAACTGGTATCAATACATTCATGAACATTACTCGCCGAATAAATAGTTTCAAACACATAGAGTTTGAGAAAGAAGATATTGTTCGCTCTGGTGTTGTTAGAGATTACATCATCCAGAAAACAGAGATGGGACTATGAAAACCTTTAAAGCATTGTATGAAGCATGGACAAATGATATCGGAAAATCTTCTAAAGAAAAGTCTGTAACAGATTCAACGAAATATGACTCTCCCACAGACTTCAAAAAGAATGCAACGAAAGTTGGCAAAGTTGGACCTTTAGAAATACATTCTTCTTCAACACCATCAGGTGGCATGACTCACTTTACTTGGAGTCCAGAAGATAGAATGATACATCATGTTGTCCATGCAGTATCACATAGAGAACACGATGGCAAACATGAGTTGTCTTTTCTCAGCGCACATTCTCGCGAAAAATCTCCTGTTAGAATGGGTCATGTTTATAGTACTCTCGCAAAAGAACATGGCCGCGAATTTGTTGGCACCGGTCATTCAGAGGGTGCAAGAAAGATGTGGAGTAAATTTCATGATGATCCTGATTTAGAAGTTGTCGGTCAACATCCAGATGGTCGTATTCAGAAATTGAATAAGAATGATAATATGTATGCAAGTAAGAAGACTACCAATCCAGAAGAACAGAAGATAGGCAGAATGAAATTAATAATGCGCAAAAAGACCGTGAAGGAAGATGCATCTGATCCCATGATTACCCATCGTAAGAAGATTGATGCAAAAAGATTGACGCCAGGTTCTCGCGGCGGTGAAGGTGGTGGTAGTGATGGTTCAGGAAGTGGTAATGGTGGTGAATGAAAAAATTTAATTATGTAACAAATCTTCCGGTATTGCAATCGTTGCAAGTGGAAGAAACTAACAATAAGCGTCATTATATTTCACCGAATGGATTGAAACTGCCTTCTGTAACGACTGTTCTAGGTCATTTTGGCAAACAGAAAATTCTGGAGTGGAAGGCCAGAGTTGGCGATGAAGAAGCACAAAAGATTTCTACTCGCGCTTCTATTCGTGGTACTAAATTTCACTCTATGCTTGAAAAATACCTAGCAAATGA